CCCTCCCCTCCCCTCTGTCCTTGTCTAAATCCCCGTCCCTCTCTAGAGAATTTTTTTTTTTTAGGAAGGAAGGCAGGAACCAAGGAACCCAAGCCCGAACTTGAACAGAGACGGACCCAAGGCCGGGAGTGGGGGTCTGGGCTTATCTGGCAGTCTGGGGTTGATCTGGGGTAGATCTGGGGAGTATCTGGGATAGATCTAGGGATGATCTGGGCTTGGCGTAGCTAGGCACGCAGACCGGGGCGAGGCTGGGCTTGCACTCGGTGATCTCTAGCCCGGCCTCTAGCCATACCTCAACCGCCTCGGTGGCGAGTGCTCTCAGGTTATGCTTCGCTTGGGTTATCTGGGTGTAGTACATAGCCTAGCTCCGTTGGTGGTCGGTGGTTGATCCAACCGACGGCCTAGGATGGCACCTCCGGCGGTTGGTGGCAAGTTAGCAAATGGTCGCATGAACGAACCGCGAACGTGCACAAACCATGCCAACGCTTTCCGACTTGACTGTTGCGCCCCGGCAACTGTTGCTCTCCCGCCACATTAGCCAAACGACCTACAACTACCTAGGTAATCTTTCCGCTTGCAATCTCCAAACTCCGGCGCTAAGTTGTGTCCATCGGATCAACCGATAAGGACTCACGCCATGCTTATCCGTCTCGCTTACCTCACCCTTGGCGCAATCCTTCCTATCCTCGCGTTAGTCCTAGGCTATACGCTTTCCCTCACCCACTAAGGAGTAACCCACATGGCCCTGCCTCTCAAGCCCACCGCCCGTATCCTCCCCGACCTCACCGCCGGTCAGCCCACAATGGCTGAACTTATGGCCATGCTCCAATCCCAAGCCGCGCTGATAACCGCTCTCCAAGCTTCCGGCCCTCGCCGCGCAATCGGCTTCAAAGTCTCCGAGAAAGGTTGTGTTACCATCACCGGCACAGGCCAATTTGGCACCACCCTCTACGCCTCCCAATGGGCTACGATCCTCGACAACGCCCCAGCCCTCGCGGCGTTCATCACCACCAACGCGGACAAGCTCTCATTCAAGACACCAGAACAGCGCGCCTCTACCCTCGCCTCTGCTAAGGCCTTCCAAGCCTGACACTCTAGGGCTAGCCCCACGCTAGCCCTTCCCATGCTCTCTCGATCAACCACTGGCCCCGGCACCCCCGGGGCCAAAATTTTGTCTTCCGCGCCCGGGCCCCCACCCCCTTCGCAAAAATTGTGTGGATTTCGATTTTCGTGGTGGTAAAAATAATTATCACAGTTTCCGCGGTTCCCTCCGATTCGAATCTCTTTTGCCCCCGCACGAAAGATTCCCGCGGGCATCATGAAAAATTGATCCTCGCCTACAACTTCCCACTTGACTTCCGCGCCTGAATGTGTCATGCTGATAGGCAGAATAGGAGAAGATGTCTTGACCCACGACCTTTCCGCGATCCTCATGCCCGGAGTCTATATCCTCCGCCATCGCGGCAGGGTTGTGTTTATCGGCGCGGGGCGTAACCCGCTGGCCCGGATCAACGCTCACGCTAACCAACGCCGGGGCAAACCGCTCGCGGCGTTTCTTCCTATCCGCCCCATAACCTTCGACGCGGTAGAACTCCGGCCTGCTCGCGTCGATTTACTGGCGGAGACCCTCGCTCAGACCTGCACCGAGCTTGAGTGGTCTCCGTCAGTATCTCACCCGGTCGCTGCTAATGGCTAAGCCCCGCACCGGCTCCGGCCTCCGCTCACTCACGCGAGATGACATGGTCACGCTCCTCGGCCCAGCCCAGAAGAACTTGATCCTGAGCCCGGATAAGATCCGAGACTCTCACCACATGGTCGCGCGTTACGCCGCCCGGGGGATGAAGAACATCGAGATTGCCGATGCCACTGGTTATTCCGCAGTCCGTGTCGGCACCATCCTCCAATCCCCGGCGATGGCCGACCTTGTCTCAAAGTACCGTGACATGGTTGACGAAGCCTTCCGCGCCGAGGCCAAAGAAGACTTCGACATGGGGCGGTCTGCTTGGCGCAAAGCCCAGCGCCTCCGTCTTGACAAACTCGAGGCCGCGGAATGTGGCGAGCTCGACATCTCCCTCCGCGAACTCAACTCAATTGCGATGGATGGCGAGGACCGCTACGGCACCTCGAAGAAATCCACCAACATCAACCTTAACGCCGACTTCGCAGCGGAACTCGAGGCCGCTCTTGCTCGTTCCAACCGCGCCGTGGATCACAAGATCATCGAAGTCGAAGCCACGCCTGACGGCATCCGGAGACGTGTTTAATGCGTAAGTTCCTCACCCTACTCCTCTGCTTACTCGTCACCCCAGTCTCCGCGCAGTCATGGATCGCGAACGCGCCGAACCAATCAATCCCATTTAACAATAATGGCTATCTCGGCTACATCAACTGGACCAACGGCTGTATTCTGACTTATCAAACCGGCACCGCTTCTGGCACAACCGGTGGTTTTCCTGTCTGTACCACCGCGGCGATCACCGCCTCCATGCTTGCTCCTGGTGCGGCGGCGGCGAATCTCAACGCGGGGGGGCTGCTCAAGCCGTCCATCACCTCCGCCCGCACACTCGCGATGCTTGGCGACAGCATAACATTTAATGTCGACGACGCGAACTTGACCAACGGTCCCTGCGTGGGCCTTTCCTGCGAGGCCTACGGATACGGCGGGTACGGAACATGGGCGTCGGTCTATTCTGGCTATCGCGTTTGGCGGGCGCCGAATACCGGGAATTGCGGGGAATCAGGGGGGACCATCGCGCAAATTCTCGCTAACATTTCCTGCGTCACCGCTTTAAACCCGGACGTGGTTATCTATGAGGGCGGCGGCAATGACCCTGGCTCTGGCTCGACCTGCGCGAGCGCGACGGCAGCCAACCGCGCGATCTATTCCGCGTTCAAGGCGGCCGGAATTGCTGTTATCAAGGTCGGGATTTATCCGCGCACCTCTCCGGTTGCCTTCACGACATCTCAAGCATCTATCGCTCAATGCCTCAACATGGAGGACCGGCGCTATGCGCAAGAGGTTGGCGGCGCTGGCTGGTATTTTGTTGATGTAGAACCGATCATGGTTGATCCGGCGCAAACAGGTTCATGGGCGACCCGGAGCGGCTACATGCTGGCGGATGGCGCCCACCCGTCAACTGTTGGATCGTCGGCAATCGGCTACGCCATCGCGCAAGTATTGAACCAGCTTTCCCCGCCGTGGCTTTACCCGTCCTATTCTGCCGCTGATCTCTATGACGCCACGAACAATGTTGGCGGGAATCTGCTCACGAATGGCCTCTTTACGGGCAGCGGCGGCAGCGTCGCGACCTGTTCGGGGGTGAGCGCGACAAGTTGGACGCTGGCGACGGGTGGCCTCGGGGGCGGAACGTGTGTGGGCGCGGTCAGCACGAGTTCTGACGGGCGTCCGATCCAGACCATCACCCTTGGAGGAACCTCAACCGGGTCTAACCTCAGCCTTGTTCAATATCAAGGCGTCGGTACGCTCTCCAATATCTCGGCTGGGGACACGCTTGAGGGGGGCGTTTGGGTCAACTGGTCGGGGCTATCTCCGGCTGTTGCTGGCCTTTGGGTCCAGCTAAAAACCGTAGAGGGCGGACAGACCTACACCTATGGGGGGATGGTGCCAAATACGGGCGTGGCCTTCCCTGCGTCAAACCCAGCGGGAAGCGCCTATGTCCCCATCATCACCACGCGGCGCACGGTAACGGCGACACCCACAACAGCAGAGCTTGATGTGTCGGTCGTTCTCATTTCGCTTACTTCATCCTCGGCGCTGACCGGCGTCATTTCGATGCAAGGCGCGTGGATTAAGAAGGTCATCAACTGACGGCGCGCAACCCAAAGACAACAGTTGCGCCGGTGAGGTGCACCTATAACGGCACGACTTATTCCTGGGTATATTGATGGCAATTAACCCCGATTTCCTCACATGGCTAGCATCCTGCAACAAGGCGCCGCTGCGTTTTGTTCTCGGTGCTTTCCCTTGGGGCACCGGGCCGCTTAAAAAGTTCACCGGCCCCGAGTCATGGCAGGTTGAGATCCTCAACGCCGTAGGCACTGGTCTTGTCTCCCTCAACGACGCGATTAAAATCGCCAGGGCTTCCGGCCACGGCATCGGCAAGTCCGCGCTGGTTAGCTGGCTTATTCTCTGGGCTTTCACTACCGCCCCGGACACCCGCGGGGTAGTCACCGCCAACACCGAGACGCAGCTTAAAACCAAAACATGGGCCGAGCTTGGCAAGTGGTTTAACCTGTTCCTCGGCCGCGAGCATTACCAACTCACCGCCACGGCTCTCCTCTCCCGCGATCCCTCGCGCGAACGCACATGGCGTATCGATCAGGTCCCTTGGTCCGAGAAAAACCCCGCCGCCTTCGCGGGCCTTCACAACCAAGGCAAACGCATCCTCCTCGTCATGGACGAAGCCTCCGAAATCCCCGACACCATCTGGGAAGTTGCGGAAGGTGCTCTGACCGATGCTGACACCGAAATCCTCTGGTTCGCCTTCGGCAACCCCACGCGGTCACTCGGCCGGTTCCGTGACTGTTTCGACGACACCGGTCACGGCAAGTACTGGAACTCGGCGCAGATAGATTCCCGCACCGTCACCTTCACCAACAAAGAACTCTTCAATCGCTGGGTCGATGCTTACGGCGATGACTCCGATTTCGTCCGTATCCGCGTCAAGGGCATGTTCCCGCGCCAAGGCGAGATGGAGTTCATCTCCGCGTTCGAGGTAGACACCGCGATGGGGCGCGAGGCCGAAGCCGCGCTCTCCGATCCGATCGCTCTCGGCTGTGACGTGGCTCGCTATGGCGCGAACGAATCCGTCATTGCTTTCCGCCGGGGCCGCGATGCCCGCACAACCCCTTGGGAGTTCTACCGTGGCGTTAACACTGTCGAACTCGCGGCGAAGATCTCCTCTGCCAACGGCACCCATTCGGCCGACGGCATCTTTATCGATGGAGGCGGTGTCGGTGGCGGCGTGGTCGATAACGTTCGTGCCTTGGGGCTTCATTGCTGGGACGTGCAATTCGGCGGAGCAGATGATGTCGGTGGTGCTACCACCGGGAACGCCGGTGAGGTGTACGCAAACAAGCGCGCTGCGATGTGGGGCGCCATGCGGTCCTGGATTCGTGCCGGTGGGGCGCTTCCTCATGACCCGGACCTCCGGACTCAACTAATCGCCCCGACCTATGGCCTCGACGCCAAAGGTCGGATCCAGCTTGAAAAGAAAGAAGACATGATGCGGCGGCTTGGTTCTGATCGGTCCCCTGACCGCGCCGATGCTCTCGCGTTGACCTTCGCTTACCCACTCCAATCCCGCGCCCAGACCGAGGCCTTCGGCCAACGGACCGGCTGTGAATTCGAATACGATCCTTACTCCGAGAAAAGGATGCATGCTTAATGACTCACATGTTCGCGCCACACACTACCGCGGCGGCTCCTATCGTGGTGAACCCAACCCCGACGCCCTCGCAGGTCATCACCCCGAGCCAAGCCCCTGTCCAAGGTTCGACTCCGGCTGGCGGCTCTACTCCGTCATTCCTTGGCTCTTCGGTCATGCCCCCACAGACCCCCGGCGGTTCGCCGAGTAACCAAAAGAAACTTCTCGGCTCATGAAGATCCCCGCGGCTAGAGGCCACCAACCACAGCAAGCAACGCCGGTCCCCGCGGCTTACCTCGCCATGGCCGCGGCGCATATGCAATCCATGGGCAAGCCGGTGGTTGATCCCAACGCGCCGCCCTCCCAAGACCAACTCGCCGCCGCAGTAAAGGCTCCCAATGCGACAGGTAACTGAAGCCGACCAGCGCTATCGGCGTTATGTCGAATCTCTAATCATCGGGATGCGGAACAACCGTTACTCGTGGTGGACGCATTGGCGCGAGTGCGCGGATTACTTCATGCCGCGGCGCTACCGCTGGCTGATTACGCCCAACCTTCAAAACCGCGGCTCGCCGGTCAACCAACACATCATTGATTCCACCGGCTACCTCTGCGCGCAGAACCTCGCCTCGGGCTTGATGTCAGGCAAAGTCTCGCCGATTCAGCCGTGGTTCGGGCTCACTGTAGGCAACCTCGACTCCACCGAAACCTCGCCCGCTTCGCTGTGGATGGCCGAGTGTGAACGCCGGCTCCGGATGATCTTCGCGGAAGGTAACTTCTACCCGTCGATGGCGCAGTACCTGATGGACCTCGTGGTCTTCGGTACCGCCACAATGTTAATCTACGAAGACTTCGAAGACGTGATCAATTGCCGCGTCCCCTGCGCCGGTGAGTACTACGTCGATCTCGACGGGCGCTACCGCCCGAGCATCCTCGCGCTTGAGTACACCCAAACCATCCGGCAGGTTGTGGACGAGTTCGGGATTGAGAACGTTTCCGATTCCGTCAAGCAAGCCTACCACCTACCCAACGGCGCCGGGCTCACTCGCGAGATAGTTCTCGCCCAGATGATTGAGCCTAACAATGATGGCCGGAAGTTCGGGGTCCCGGAGCATTTTAAATTCCGTGAGTGTGTCTGGGAGTGGGGCGGCAGCGCTAGCCCCCAAAACAACTCCGGCGACAACCGCGGGTTCCTTCGCAAGGCTGGTTACTTCGAACAGCCCAACATCACCGCTCGCTGGTACGTCACCTCCAACGACCCGTACGGCCGAAGTGCCGCCATGGATGCTCTCGGCGATCAGAAACAACTCCAACTCGAATCCCGCCGAAAGCAACAAGCCATCGACAAGATGGTCAATCCGCCGCTTGTCGCGGACATCCAACTCAAAAACAAACCCACGTCCCTCCTCCCCGGCGGCATGACCTACGTCACCGGCTTCGCTTCCACCGGCCGCGCCGGGATCGCGTCTGTCTACCAGTCCCAATTCCCGGTCGGTGAAATCTCCAAAGATCTGGAGGAAGTCCGTGAGCGTCTCAAACTTACTTTTTTCAATCATCTCTTCCAGCCGATCTCCCAATTCGAAACTCGCTCTAATGTTACTGCGGTCGAGATACAGCAACGTAAAGCTGAGTCACTCATTATGTTGGGACCGGTCTTCGAACGTCTGGACAATGAGTGTCTACGACCGATCATCGAACGAGTGTTTGCTATCGCTAAGCGCGCTGGCCTCATCCCACCCCCTCCCCCGGAACTCGCTGGACAGGAGATGACGGTTAAGTTCGTCTCCATGCTTAAGCTCGCGCAGGACTCCACCGACGCCGTCGCGATCCAAGAAGTCCTCGCGATGGCTGGTAACTTGGCTGGTGTGGATCCTACCGTCATGGACAACATCGACGTCGATTTTGCGCTTGAGCGATTTTCCGAGCTCAAAGGCAACGACCCGCGGATGATCCGGTCGCCTGAGGCCCTTGCCGCTCTCCGCGCCAACCGCGCCAAGCAACAGGCCGGCGAACAACAAGCGGCTCAAGCCCAGCAACTTGCGATGGGTGCGAAGACGTTGTCCCAAGCTGATGTTGGCGGCGGGCGTAACGCGCTGCAAGCAATGACAGGAGGTTAACATGGGAAATATCTTTGAGGCTATCGGGTTGGGATTGATCGCGCTCGGGATTCTGGGCGTGATTGGTTATCTCATCATCTCTATTATAGAGTCTTGAGATGGACAACGCAGCCTCCCGGAAAGAAATCCGCCGGAAAGAAAAAGACGCCCGGCTTGCGGAGAAGACTCGCGGCGGGGTCACCATCGATCTCATGTCCACCAAAAACGGCCGGGGCTACGTTTGGGATCAACTAACCGCGGCCCACGTATTCTCTACCTCCTACGCACCTGACGCCTTGCAGATGGCTTTCGCGGAAGGCGAGCGGAACTCAGGACTACGCCTACTAAACGACATCATCGAATGGTGTCCGGAGCAATTCATTCAAATGATGAGGGAACAAAATGAGCGAAGCACCATTGATCACAGAGACGCCGGTAACGACGACGGAGGCCCCGAGTCCTTCCCAGACGACGACCCCGCCGACGACGGAATCCTCCCCGGCCACGACGTCTACGACGTCTGACACGACTCTTCTGAATCAGGAAGAGCCGGTTGCCGAAGCCGCCGCTCCTGTCGTCCCGGAAACCTACGCCGATTTCAAACTCCCCGAGGGCCAAGCTATCAGCCCCGAGCTCCTCGCTGAGGCCACGCCGATCTTCAAAGAACTCGGCCTGACTCAGGACGCGGCGCAGAAGCTTGTTGACTTCTATGCAAAAACCAACGCGGCCGGTATCGACAAACTCTTCAACGACCAACGCGCGGTCCGTCAGGAATGGGCGACGGAATCCAAGACCTACCTCGACGCGCTTCCGGGCGGGATCAAGCAGGCCAAGGCCGATCTCTCCGCAGCCAAAAACGCCCTCTTTGCCGGTGCCGATGGAGTCCCCAACGCCGAAAAGATCACGCAGTTCAACCGCTTCATGGACATGACCGGCGCCGGAGACAACCCACTGTTCATCGAAGCCTTCACCAAAATGGCGAAGCTTTACACCGAAGGCAAACCCGTCACCGGCGGCGGGCCAAGCAAATTCGGCCAGCAGGGCCCCGGGTCGCGCCCGACTGCTGCCGGTGCACTTTACCCCAATCTCACAGGCCAGCCGTAGATACGGTTGACAGGCTAGGGCCCAGATGGTTAGTGAGCTCCACCCCAACTAAGGAAAACAACTTATGGCAACGATTGGTAACACGGCCCTAACCTACGCTGACTGGGCCAAGCGCGTCGATGATGGATACAAGATCGCGACGATCATTGAGATTCTTTCTCAGACCAACGAAATCCTCGACGACATCATGGTCGTCGAAGGCAACCTGCCGACGGGTCACAAGACCACGATCCGTACCGGTCTCCCGCAGGCCACTTGGCGCCTGATGAACACCGGCGTCCCGAACGCGAAGTCCACCACCGGCCAGATCGTCGACACCTGTGGTAACCTCGAAACCTACGCGGTTATCGACAAGGACATCGCCGATCTGAACGGCAACACCGCTGAGTTCCGTCTCTCGGAAGTCCGCGCGTTCCTCGAAGGCATGTCGCAGCAGGTCGCCTCCACGATCATCTACGGCAACCAAGGCGTGAACCCGGAACGTTTCACTGGCTTTGCTCCGCGTTACTCCACCAAGAACACGGCCAACTCGCAAACCGCGAACAACGTGCTTGACGGCGGCGGCACGGCCTCGACCAACACCTCGATCTGGATCCTGACTTGGGGCAACGACACGTGGCATGGTATCTTCCCGAAGGGCAAGATGACCGGCCTCCAACACATCGACATGGGCGAGTGGCCCGTCGCCGATACCTCGGGCAACACCTACCAAGCCTATCGCGATCACTTCAAATGGGAGATCGGTCTCGTCGGCCGCGATTGGCGTTACTGCGTCCGTATTGCGAACATCGATGTGACCCAGCTAACCGGCGTCTCAGCCGCGAATCTGCTCAACCTCCTCGTCCGCGGTCTCTATCGTCTGCCCACGGCGCCGTCCACTGCCGCTGCGGTTCAGACCTCCGACACCCCGGAAGTCCGCTCCGACATGGGCCGCACGGTTATCTACTGCAACCGCGTGATTCGCACCTACCTCGATCTGCAAGCGATGAATAAAACGAATGTACTCCTGCAATTGAGCGAGTTCGACGGTAAAGTCGTTACCACGTTCAGAGGCATTCCGGTCAGAACTTGTGACGCGATATTGAATAATGAGGCGCAGGTAGTGTGAGTTTTCCAGCGACTTCGCTGAACTAAATTGAAAGGTAAACATGATATGATCATTGACGGATTCTTCCTCTTCACTGGCACGTCGAACGGCGCCTCGGGCGGTATTACTTCCACCGCCAATACCGACGCACCGACCATCGGCACTCAGGACTCCTCGAACATCGTGGATATCGGCGTTAAATCCGGCGTCCCGTCCTCGGCTGCTGGCGGCGGCGCCCGCGATCTCGGCATCGGCGACAAGCCGGGGCTTAAGGTCCTGATTCAGGTCACCACGGCTTTCACCGGCGGTACCTCGTTGCAGGCTCAGATCCAAGGCGCGCCGGATAACGGCGTGGGCGCTCCCGGTACGTGGTACCCGTTCTGGACTTCGCAGGCGATCGCGGAAGCTGCTCTCCAACCCGGCGCCGACATCGGCAACATCTTCATGCCGCAGCCGGAACCAGGACAGCCCATGCCGCGATTCCTAAAAGTCACCTTCATCTCCGTCGGTACCCACACCGCCGGTCAGGTCGAAGCGGCGATCGTTCTCGATCAGATCTCTCAGGTCCAGTCTGCTACAGGCCAACTCTCCGGCTATCCCGCCGGCCTCACCGTCGCGAACTAAGGAGTACCCCGCTATGACTCTCAAGAAACTTCTCCTTGGGGCTGTGGCGGGGGCGCTCTTCGCGTCCTCGGCCGTGGCTCAGGTTAACTTCGTTCCGCAGGTCGGCGTGACCTCCGGTTACGGCGCCAAGGCCACCTACTCCTCGGCGTTCTTCGGTCTCGTCCCGCCGGCCTCGGCTACGGACGTGGTCTGCATCGCGGCTTCGGCTTCGAAAACGATCCGCGTTCAGCGCCTTGTCATCGGTGGTACGGGTACCGCGGTCTCGCTGCCGATTCAGGTCCTGCGCCGTGCAGCCCTCGATACCGGCGGCACGATCGGTCTGACCACAGCCAACCCCGGCATTGTCACGCAGATCTCCTCGCGTGATACTAACGCGTCACCCAACCTCTCGGCCTCGGCGGCGTTGGTTTCCTACACGGCGGTTCCCACGATCAACGACGCGGCCCCTGTCTATGTTGACTCCGGCCTCCTCGGCGTTGTGGCTACCACCGTCGGCACCCCCACCCCGCAAACGGTCTTCGATTGGGGTCGTGATACCGAGAACCTGATCCAGACCCCGACTTTGGCCAAAGGCTCCACGCAGCAACTCTGCGTGAATTTCGGCGGCGTCTCCACGACCTCGTCGCTCAATGGCCAGATCACTTGGACCGAAGAATAACCTGAAAGGCAGCCATCATGTTCAAACATCTTCTACTTGCCTTGTGCGTGGTGGCTGGCCTCTGGTCGCCCACCGCCGCGGATGCTCAGGCCATTGGCGGGGCCAACACCATCATCTGTAACAAGACCGCGGTCTTCTCCGGAGTCACCGGGGTTACCTCGCTCATTGCCGGAGTCGCGGGTAAAATCATCTCGATCTGCGGCTGGCATGTAACCTCGAACTCGGCCACCGCGGCTACCTTCCAGATCACCTCCGGCACCCAGACCACCACCGCTTGCGACACCGGCACAGTCAACATCACCCCGGCGCTTAGCATCCTCAACACCGCGCCGTCGGCTGATCACATCGACTTCGCTATCGCCTCCGCTGGTGCCCCCGGCATTGGTGGATCTGCGGTGTCATCCCCGGCGATCTGCGTCAACCCATCCATCACCGGTATTTCCGGTCTCGTCTACTATTCCCAATACTAACGGAGAACTACCATGGCCCGCTGGCGCCTGACACAGAAGCATTACCTCAACGTCCCCGGTACTGAGTTCGAGTACCGCGAGACCACCCACTACGGAAAGCAGATTAAAAAGAACTTCCCGGTCCCGATGTATCTCGATCCCGAGAACCCCGGCGATTGTAACTACAACCAAGACGGCGAATCGCGCGCGGGCAATGCCAACACCCCCGGCGAGATCATCGTGGCTTGGGCCGATGGCACCGAGAAGCCCCGGGACATCATCTTCACCGGTTCACCTACCCTCGACATGGTCCCGCTTGACGACGCTGCCCGCGCTGCCTCGGCCGAAATGTCCGGTGGTTGGGGCAGGGCGTTCATTGGCGAAGACGACGAAGAAGGTGGCTACACCAACCGCCTCCTCCACGAACTCACCGAGACCCTGAACTCGTTCAACGGCACGGCTAAGCCTTCCTCGGCGGTTCCCGATGACAACCGGATCGCGGGGCTCGAAGCGCAGGTCAAGCAGATGCTTGAAATGAATCTCGCGCTTGTTGCCAAGCTTGAGCCCACGAATAGCAAAAGGATCTAACCCATGTTCACTTCCGGCGGTGGCGCCTCGCCAGTCGGCCCTACTTCGGGCGGAAAGGTTTATGCCTTCAACAACGTAGGTACATCGCCGGAAGTTGTGGCTCCGGCCAATTCCAAACGTACGGTGATTACTTTTGATAACCCCGGTGCGGTAGACGTGATTGTCTTTCCTGTGTTAGCGCAGGCGGTCAATCCAACATGGACCGCGGCTACCAGTCTTGACTCAGGCGCAACCAGTATCTCTAATGTCGCTTTGACTCCCACAGCCTTACTCCTCGGTGGTGGCTATCGTATCTACGGCAACGGCGGAACGCGGACATTCTCCGGCGAGTGCCAAGGCGCGTGGCAGGCTCTCGCGATCACCGGTTCAGGCAACGCATTGACCGTAACGGATTCAAACATATGAGAAAGCTCTTCCTCCTACTCTCTTTGCTTTGGGCCACTACAGCCTCAGCACAATATGCAACTACGGCCCCTACTCGGCCCACCGGAGATAATTCCAACGCGATCGCGACAACGGCGTTTGTGTCAAATCATAGCGCTGTTGAATTACCTGCGGCAACCACATTGCAACTCTACGCGGGCAGCGGCGTTGCTGGTGTTGCCTCTGTCTTCACGCCCGGCACCAATGTCATGGCGGCGTTACAGGCATCTATAAACGCCTCTGGTGGTTTATCTAATGTTTCCGGAGCAATAACTGCTGGTAACTGCCTTCGCTGGGGGCCGGGGATACAAGATGCTGGCGCGGCCTGTGGTGCGGGCGGTGGTTCTGGCACTGTTGCCTCAGGCACTAAAGGGCAATTCTCTTACTACGCTGCAAACGGTACAATGGTTTCCGGTATCTTTGGTTGTTTACCAATCGAGGCTTACGGCGGAAGCACAGCAAACTCCGACAACACCACAGCTCTTGCGGCAGCCTTCGCGGCCTTACCCACCAATGGTGGTTGTATTTTATTCGGCCCGGGTAAGTACACCTTTACTTCGAATAATACCCTTACACTACCTGCCGGAACGTTGAACTTTAATCTTACTCTGAGTGGGACTGGTAAGGAGGTCACGACGCTTTATTGGGCGTCAGCGATAAGCAACGCTTTAACCATCGCCCTCAACGCCTCTGCGCATACAGCAACCGTGCGTGACATGACGTTTGCTACAGGCGCCGTGGGCGGTGGTACGGCGTTGAATATCACACAGTCTGTTTATGAAACCTTCGCGCCTACTACGATAGAAAATGTGGTGTTTCGTGGTGTGGATGGGATCAGTGTTGCTGATTATTGGAATATCGGTGTTAATATATTAGGCCTTTCCAACACCCGATTTAACAATGATGACTTTTATGGTACCGGCACGACTGGCGTTGGCGCATGGATTGCGGGTGTCAATGCCGGTGGTTATTCCTTTAGTGCAATATTTACCAATTGCGGCTGGTGGGCACAGAATGTCGGCGTTCTTTACGGAAGCTATGTTCAGGACATTCAGATCAGTAACTCAACTTTCGGCGGCAACACGTTTGTTTCTACCAATGCCGGCGAGCTTGGCAGTCTTCTTGCATTGGAGATTAGCAACAACCAGATCAGTGCAAATGTTTACGGTCTTTCGCTTGCGACAGGAGTTGAGCAAATACAGGTTTCAAATAACCTGTTCTATATTCAGCCTAATTACGTAGGTGTTTACTGTTTAGCTTGCCAAGGCGGAACTATCACAGGCAATGTCTTTTATAGCGCCCCCGGCACACCATCATCCAATGTTGGCGTTTATGTTGGTACATCAGCAGGGTCTATGCCGATGATGATCGCGGGCAATACATTTTATCAATTAGCGAATGGCATAAATTTAGCTGCTGGGTCAAGCCAAGTCACGGTTACAGGCAACGGCTATTACGGAAACACCAACGCTTACCTCAATTCCGGTACAGGCAATGTCGTTGGCGCGAGTTGCTCCGGAACCCCGTCGACTAACTTCTTTGTACTCAACGGTATGGTCACGCATTGTTAGAAGGAGCACCAAAGAAATGAGCGACGAAGAGATCTATTTAAAACAAATCGCACGGGATATGCATGAAACTCTCTTGCATATACGCGAGGTCGTCAAGTACATGAAAGATGCCGAGACTGAGGTTCCGGAAAAGATGCGCCGGTTCTTGATGTACTTTCATGACATTCATGACCTGCGGGATCTTTATCATCAGGGAGGGCAAGAACCGCCGGTCTACATCAGGCGCGAAATCGAGAAATGCGACGACCGACTTCGGCATCTTCTCGAGGATGCCTACGCAGACGGCGGGGCTTTTGAAAAGATCCGCCAAGAAATGTCGAAACGGTCTGGTAACAAATACGACCACACTGTTCTTTTAGCCTCACCAACGGAGCAAAGCAATGAAACAGGGAACGGGAAAGAAGACGACGGCGCCCAAGGAAGCCTCGAAGGTATTTAAACCCAGCCTCGGGGCGATTGCGAGAATGGGGGCTACAGAGAATAATTTCAAGAAGCCGCCAGCCGAAACCAAAAAGATCGGAACTTCGGCGCCCCGATCAACAGTCACCAAGCATCACACCGGCAGCCAAGGAAAGCACAAATGAGAGACACGTTTGAATACCTCAGCCTGCTCTTCACGCTCGATGAGAAACTCCGCGGGCACCCGGGTTATCCTGAGATCAAGAAGGCACTGGCCCGCGAAGTCAAGGACATCGAAGAAAGCTTCGCCCCGGTTCCGCATGATGTCTTCCCATCGGTCGCGGTCTTTCCGGAAAACTCCGGCGTGATTCAGAAGGAAACCGAAGCCGAAGTCCAACCCAGCGATCGGAGGTTCTGATGTCCAAGATCCCCACCACCCCCGGCGGCCGCGCGATTCCGGGCAAGCTCTCCTACAAACCCCCGGTCGGCCCAAAGCTCTCGCATAAAGCCCACAGCAACGGCCAGGCCTTCGAAACCAAAGGCAACACCAGCGGCGGCGCCAAATCCATGTCTCCCTGCAATCATGGTAACTGCGGCACACAGCATAAAGGCTGAGTCATGAACCTCTCCGGCATCGTTAACTTAGCCCTGCAAAAGATCGGTACCCGCACGACGGTTACCTCAGCGGAGCTTGCTGCAAACTCAACCAACGAAGCGCTTCAGGCCAATATCGCGATCGCGACCACCCGCGATGAGTTACTCCGGCTTGCCCCTTGGCAGTGTTCAAAGGGCATGACGGTATTGCAGTACATCACCTCGTTGCCGGGGACTCCTGAAAACCAATCAACCCCGGCGAACTTACTCAACTGGACGCCGGGGTTACCTCTTCCGCCGTGGTCTTATGAATACGGTTACCCTGTAGATTGCCTTCGGGCTCTCTGGATCGTGCCGCAGCAAAACACTGGCATGCAAGGCCCGGCGGTTTACCCGACCTCCACTATGACAGGCTTTGCTTCGACATGGGGCGGACCGCCGATCAAGTTCGATGTGGGTAATGATAACTTTTATGCGGTGACCGCGGCGGTAGCTTCTGCTACTGGCGGCGGCTATGCAGTCGGCGATCAAATCACTCTCGCGCTGGGTCCGGTAACCTCACCACCGATTGGGGCGCCGGCCGTGCTTCAGGTCACTGACGTTGCGGGCGGAGGGATCATCACCTCTGTTGCGGTTGTGCCAGAAGTTCTTGGCGAAGACGTGCCGCAGACCGGTGCTTATTTCCAGCCCTTGTCTGGCGCGCAAGCACAAGGCTCGACTACAGGCTCTGGCTCTGGCGCTACATTTACCCTGACCTATACCGCGCTAGGTAACCAGCGGGTCATCCTCACCAACCAAGAATACGCGGTGCTTTCCTACGTTCGTCAGGTCACTGATCCAAATGTGATGGATCAGTTATTCATCAAAGCTTGGTATCATGTCCTCGCCGCGGCACTTGCGATGGCACTCACCGGGGACAAGAGCCTCGCCAATGGCCTTATCCAAGTCGCCAATGGTTGTATTATTGAGGCTCGCGCGGTTGATGGCAACGAAGCCTTAACCACCAACGATGTCATGCCTGACTGGCTTCGTTGTCGTGGCGTGGCTGATGCTGGTTATTGGAACATGGGAACTGGTTTCGGCTGGGACTCTGTCGGACTCTGGGCGGGGTATTGATCCATGGGCACTCCCGTTATGCAAAAATCCTTTAACTCCGGTGAGTGGGCTCCACAGCTTTACTCCCGGGTTGATATAGAGAAATACAAATCCGGCGCGGCTCTTCTCCGGAACTTCTTCGTGGATTACCGCGGCGGTGCCAGCACCCGTCCGGGCACGAAGTACATACTCCAAGCCTACAAATCAGCAAAGCCAGTCCGACTCATTCCGTTCCAAGCCAGTATCACCGCGGCATATGTTCTTGAGTTTGGGGATTATTATATACGGTTCTTTAACAACGGCGCGCCGATTCTTGAAGCTGTTAAAAGCATAACCGGTGCCACACAAGCCAATCCTGCTGTCATCTCTGTGGTCAACACCTATGCCGCGGGTGATTGGGTTTATATCACTGGCGTCGTGGGTATGACACAGCTCAACGGGAACTATTACTCAGTACAAAGCGCAACGGGTACGACAGTAACGCTGGCTGATCTGAACGGAGTGCCAATCAACTCCACAACGTTTGGGGCTTATGTCTCTGGCGGTACTATCGCGCGCGTCTATACGATCGCCTCACCCTACGCCGCCGCTGATGTGGGCTTACTTAAGTACGCCCAAAGCGTCAACTCGATGATCATCTGCCACCCAAACTACGCGCCGCAGACGTTGGTATTGACTGCCTATAACAACTGGACCATCAGCCCAATTAATTTCGGTACCACGATTACAGCCCCAAGCGGGCTCTCCGCAAATTCAACGCTAGCCGCGGGCTCAGCGAATTATTCCTATGTCGTGACTTCAATCGATTCTAGCGGCAATGAGAGCATTGCTTCGAGCGCGGTGAGTTTAACCGGCCTCCAAGACCTGCGTAATACCTACGGTTCAAACAATGTTACATGGACATCCAGGATCGGGGCTGTTTCGTATAACATATATAAATCCGATATTTCGTATTTTGGTATAGTACCCTCTGGCGTTCCTTATGGATACATCGGTAACGTCACTGGCAACGCTATCGTCGATAGTAACATCAACGCCGATTTCAGCATAGCCCCGCCGTTAGGGCAGAATCCTTTTCAGGGGTCGGCGGTAGCTTCCATCACACAAGGCGCGGCGGGTGTTTATACCTCTGTGCCGGGTGTGATCATCTCCGGAGGTAGCCCCGCAGCTACCGCAAACGCGCAGGCTATCCTTGGAGTGCAAGGAACGCCGACTGTAGGTGCTGGTGGTACTGGTTATCTTGTTGGTGATACCATCGCTCTAGGCAACGGTGTCGTTGTTAAAGTAGCAACGGTGACTGGTACCACGATCACGTCATATAATGTGATCACTTCCGGCGGCTCCAACCCTGGATCACTGACTTTCGGGGCAACCCCAACCAACCCTGTTGCGCAGGTTTCAACATCAGGCGTGGGCACCGGGGCCACGGTTAATCTTGTCTGGGGTGTCACACAAACTATTGTTACTTTTGGGGGCGCGGGTTACCTATCAGTCCCGTCTGTTGGTTACACCTCCGGTGCCGCAACAGCCACCGCGGTACTCACAGCGGCTGCGTCGGTCAACCCAAGTGTCCCGGGGTTCTTCCAACAGCGCATGGTCCTCGCCGCCGCAACGATCGGGCCCGAGACCATGGCGTTTAGTCAGCCGGGGAATTACTTCAACTACAACACAAGTTTCCCTATTCAGGCCGATGATGCGATTGAAGTCTCTCTGGCCTCAGGGCAACTTGAGACGATTAAATCTGTAATCGGTTATTCGGCCGGGTTGATTGTCTTCACGGATAAATCTTCTTGGTTGGTCACCGGTGGATCACTTGGATCAGCCATTACACCGTCAGCGATTGTGGCCAATAGACAGTCACTAAACGGCGCAAGTGATGTGCCGCCGATCTTAATCAACTTCGACATCCTTTTCGTGGAAGAAAAAGGCTCCTCGATCCGCGATGCCAATTATAATTACTATGCTCAGGTATTCACCGGGTCGGACATCTCGGCTATCTCAAGTCATCTATTCTACGGCTATCGGATCACTGAATGGGCTTGGGCGCAAGCACCGTTTAAATGCGTCTGGGCTGTGCGTAATGATGGGGTGCTGCTCTCGCTGACTTTCGCGAAGGAAGAAGACTTCACCGCATGGGCGCATCATGATACGCAAGGGTTGTTTAAATCCGTCGCAACCGTGTCCGAGACGTTATCCGATGGTATGATTGTGGACGCGGTTTATGCCGCGGTTCAACGCACGATCAACGGTAATACGGTTCAGTACGTCGAACGAATTGCGGATCGTATTTACAACAACCAAGCCAAGAACGCTTGGTGTGTTGACGCTGGTATACAATATATCGGCTCCCCTGCTACCACCTTTAGCGGAGCGCAGCAGCTGGCCGGGGCAACAGTGACTGGATTGGCGGACGGCGTGGTGATCCCTCCCTTCACCATGCCTGTTAGCGGTTCGTTTTCGCTGTCTACCCCGGCCAGTTTGGTTACGATTGGTTTGGCCTTCACACCACAGTTACAAACCCTGCCGATTGAAACCGGCGAACCTACTACTCAAGGCAAACAAAAGAAGATCAGTTCGGTCGTGGTCCGGTGTGTTGATGCGTTGGGCTTATCTATCGGGTCGAGTTTCAGTAATCAAATCACAATGCAAGATTTGGTTATAGGCAACGTCGGCTCGATGACCAACACGATCGTGACCGATCTTGTCACAGGCGATGCTATGACTTACGTTGATTCACTCTGGGCTTCTCAGGGGCAGTTCTGTATCCAACAAAGCCTGCCGCTTCCCGCCACGATTACCGGCGTGATTCCGCGCTTGACTGTCGGGGGTTGAGATGACCGCGGAGGTTCGTGAAATAAAGGCTGATGATCCGTTACTCCTACCCTGTCTTGGGGATGTGGTTAAGGCATCGCAAGGCATTTGGGCTGGTTTCTGGGACGGAGAACTCGTGGCTATGTGGGGGTTGGTACCAGAAAGCCTGCTCTCTGACACAGCCTACATCTGGTCCTACACCACACCGGCGGTCACGCGATGCAAGAAGACTTTTCTTAAAGTCACCAAGGCTTGGATCAAAGCGCGGCAGGAAGAATACCCGCGGTTGGTTGGGCTTACGAACTGCAAGACTTCCTTTATCAAACACATCGGCGCTGATTTTGGTGGCGAGACCGCTGGGTTAACTTCATTCATAGTAAGGACGTCACATGGCTGATCCAATAACAGCAACGCTTGGCGCGGTCTCTCTTGGCACAGGACTTCTCGGCGGTGCGGCTTCGGCGGCAGGTACCGCACAACAGAGTGCGGCCCAGCAGCAGTCATATCAATACCAAGCCGCTCTTGCGGCGCAGAATCAACAGATCGCGAATCAGAATGAGAGCTATGCCTTGGTGCAAGGCGAGCAGGTGGCCGCGCAGTCCGGGGCGAAGACACAGAATATCATCGCGCAGACCAAGGCAGCGCAGGGTGCTTCGGGGTTGAATGTTAACACCGGGAGCGAGGCTAAGGTCCGCGATAGTGAACAAATGCTTGGTCAGACTGAGCAGACCGCGATCCGAAGCTCTGCCGCAAAGACGGCTTATGATTATGACATAAGCGGATTTCAGGCGGGTGAGCAATCGCAAATGTACACGGCGGCCGCGGCTAATACCAAAGCCGCAGCACCCCTTGCTGAGGCCGCGAGTCTTCTCGGATCTGCTTCCAGCGTTTCAAGCAAGTGGTCTGGGCTGCAATCTTCCGGGGCGTTTAGCGGCGTAGGCAGCACACTCAGTGGCTTGACCAATAGCTTTAGTTTTTCTTAAGAGGTTCCGATGGCACAAGTTCCCTACTCCCCGGTACCTGATGTTACCTCTAGCTATGGCGCGACGCCGGAAGTTCATGTCAATGCCCCAGAGGCAGCGTTCGGCGGGGCTGTGGCCGGGGCCCTTCAAAAGCTCGGCGCAGCTGGTAGCGAGGCTTCGAATGAAGTCTATCAGCGCGCCATGGCAATGCAGCAGCTTGACAACGAGACCAATGCTCGACAGGCTTCGATTGATTTTGCTACCAAAGCCGACCAACGAGTCGCTGATTTCAAAACACAGTACGGCCAGAACGCCGGGCCGGATCAGTATGCTCAATTCCAAAAAGACATCGCGGATCTTCGGGATCAGACGCGTAAGGGCTTGAACGGCCCGATGGCACAGAAGATGTTTGATGCTGATGCCGCCAGTACCACAATCAATTCATTGAAGTATGGCGCGTTTCATTCGGCTGAGCAACTTAAACAAAACTCCATTGTCACCAATAAGATGGCGGTTGAGACTGTTAATAATGGCGTACTGGCTCACCCCGAGGATGAAGCTGCTTATAACGAAGGGCTGGTTAAGGCCAAAGCGCACACCGAAGACATTGCGGGTACGCAGGGTTGGGATGCTGAAACCACAAAGGCTGAGGTAGCCAAGGCTCAGAGTAATGTCACCAAGCAACGCATCACTGGGCTTGCGAACAATGGTGACATCCTTGGAGCAAAGAAAGCTTTCGACGGAGCCAACGAGAACAATGCTCTCACTGGTGAAGACCGCAGCGCCTTGCAGAAATTCCTCAACACCCAAGAGAACACCCACGGCTCGCGGGTGGTTGTGGATAACACCCGCGATGGTACCAATCTCGCAATGGGACAAGGTGCGGTTGATATGGATCGCGCCAAGATCGGAATCAAGGCCGTTGAGGGCGGAGACTATTCCGCGATTGTTCCTATCAAACACACCAATGCGGCGCAGACTCCTGACCGAGCGATCGGTGCGTATCAGGTCCTTGAGAGCAACCTGCCTAAGTGGCTAAGTGCTGCGGGTTTGCCTTCAATGACTGCCGAGGAGTTCGCCAAGAACCCAGCCGCGCAGGATAAAGTCTTTGAGAAACAGTTCGGCGATGATATGGCTAAGAACGGTTTCAATACCGCGGCGGATCATTGGTTAGGGACCGGCGCGGCTGATGTCAATGGCACCACACACTCGGCCTATCTCGCCAAGGCTAACGCGGCGATGTACAAAGCAAGCTCCCTCGAACAACGGGTCGCGGCGACTAAAGGCCAAGCATCGACGATAGCCCCGGAGAACAAAGAATTCCCGGACTTCGTCGAGAGCCATACCATCACGGATTACAATCACGAGAAGACCGAAGAGAAAGCCAACAACGACTATGCCCAGAACATTGTCTCTAGCGCGATTCAAGAGCAGACAACTAAAGGCCCGGTGACCATCAGCAACCTCATGAAGAATTCGCCGGAGTTCGCTGATGTTTACAATAAAATGCCGTTGGCGAAACAGTTGCAGTTGGCGGGGCAGTTGAAGCGACTGAGCGCGCAGGATAACAACATCACGCCGGTTCGTGAGGAGACTTATAACAAGCTTCAAGGGCAAGCGCTGGTGGTTGATCCGGAGGGGTTCAAGAGCATTGACTTCACTGATGGAAGTATTGATCTCGCCGCAGATCAGCGGAAGGCTTTGGTCACGTTGCAGCAAAAGATGATCGCGAAGAATGTCGTGCCTGATCCGGCGCTGCAAGGCGCGATTCGTGATCCCGGGATCATTGCCACGGCAGACTCCGTGGGCGCAGGTCCGAAGAGCGGTGATAGTTGGAAGACCTTCACGGGTGCGTTGGCTGAGGAGATTAAGTTCGCTCGGGCCCGCGGGGAAACTCTCAATAACAACACCGTGCAGGACATGGCTAACAAACTGGTTC